ATGTATCTGGGGACAGGTGATGACCGAAGACCTGTTGATACAAATCTCAGATTTTATAATGTGGATGATTGTCTTTATTTTGCATCTCGTTTGGCTCAGCGACACGGTAACTATAGCCATATAGATTTTATTGACCCAAGAGACAGGGTTACGACATACTGTTTACCTAAAGCATACGACCCTAGCTTGGTGGAGATATTTTGATGCTTGCTGAATTGAGTGCCGCTAATGCCGCCTTTGCTGTCATCAAGCAAGCGGTGACTAATGCTGGTGATGTAGCCAAGGCTGGCTCTGCGCTGATGTCTTTCGCCACAGCCAAGGAAGACTTGGAAAAGAAACTGCGCGGCAAGAACAAGGCCGCCGCAAACCAGTCAGACCTAGAGGCTTTCCTAGCCCTAGAACAAATCAAGCAATACGAGAAAGACCTCAAAGAAATTATGATTTATACAGGCCGCCCCGGCTTGTGGGCAGACTGGCAGGGGTTTCAAGCTGAGGCTAGAAAGGAACGCCGCGAGGCAGAGCTAAAGGCAGAGCGCCGTAAAGAGTTTATGGCTGAGATTGTTGTTGGCTTTCTGGCTACAATAATATTTATTGGTATTGTTGGAACGGCGGTTTATGTACTCAGAGGCTAGATGATAACAGCCACAACTACTGGCTTGATCGGCGAACACATCGCGGCGGCTTCGATCCTGTCGATGGGGTGGCGTGTCGGTATGGCACAGCAAGACAGTGTGGATCTGCTGGCTTGGAACAACAACACATATGTCCGGGTTCAAGTTAAGTCTGCCAGCCCATATGAATATAATAAGGGCGGCTATCAATTCCAGCTAGGCTCTGGATCTAAGTCAAAGAAATTGCCATCCATCCAGCTATTCGATATGATTGCGCTGGTCGCTGTCGATCAGCGCCGGGTCAAATATCTAGCCACGGAACAGGTGCAACAGTTTACCAAGCGATGCACCCGGCGGTGGTTTGAAGATCTGGAAAACGAAATCGACAGCTTTAATTATGCGATTGAAATCATCGAGGCGCGAAATGGATTGGTCAAGGTATCCTAATTTTAGTGAGGATGAGTTTAAGTGTAGTCATACTGGTAAGTGTGCAATGGATAGTGGCTTTATGGATAAGCTACAGGCATTGCGCTCAGAGCTTGCTGAGGCGATGACAGTGACGTCTGGCTATAGAGACACCAGCCATCCTGTTGAGGCCAGCAAGGGGCGTCCGGGGACGCATACACGCGGCATTGCTGTGGACATAGCGTGTGACGGTCAGCAGGCGTATCGGATTATGGCGCTGGCAATGAAGCACGGTTTCACTGGCATCGGCGTCAGCCAGTCTGGCGGCGGTCGGTTCTTACATTTGGATACGTTCACTGGTGGGCCGCGTCCGAATGTCTGGAGCTACTGATGTCAGCCAAAGACATATTGGAATGGAAGATACTGCCGCGTCTAATGATGGCGATTATGACGCTGATGAGTTGGCGTTGTGCCGAGTGGTTTATGAAATTGGAAGACCCAACAGCCGCACAGTCAGCCTTTGTCAGCGTTGTAATGGGCGCTATGACAGGTGCGTTTGGTATTTGGATGGGAAATGAGGCAAAGAAATGATTGATTTATTAGTCGGCCCTATCACCGGGCTATTGGATAAGTTTATTGAAGACAAGGATCAGAAGGCACAGCTCGCTCACGATCTCGCCACAATGTCACAGCGTCATACGCAAGAGCAGATCTTGGCGCAGTTGGAAATCGCCAAGCAAGATGCCAAAGGTAATTGGTTTCAGTCGAGTTGGCGCCCATTGATCGGGTGGATCTGCGGCTTGTCTTTGGGCATCAATTATATGGTCGCGCCTATTGCCGCTGGGTTCGGCATCACCATACCTCAAGCGGATATGAGCGTGATGATGCCGTTGTTGTTTGGTATGCTTGGCATCGCTGGTATGCGTTCCTATGATAAGAAGCAAGCCACCGATACCAAGTAATCTTACAGCTCTTTAATGCTGAGTGTCTTCTGCCTAACAAATGTTTCCGGCTTGGCAGGCACGACCTTCTCAGGTTGCGCCTTGGTGCGCCGCATCGGCCATTTGATTTGGTAATGCGACAGACCAATGTTTACTCGCGCCTCATCGTGGTTGCCCATCAGCTCTTTGATCGTAGCCTCGGCCTGATCTATGTCAGCCTCGGCTTGTTTCTTAGCTTCCTTGGCGGCGATGAGATCCTCAAACGCTGTGAGTGCATCCGGCTGGTCGTTTAGATCCAGCGGTTCTGCGTCAGGCTCTGCCTCTGGATAGGCGTGGTTGCCATCGTCAGACGATAGCACCGGGTACATATCGCCTGTCTTGCGGCGTTTCTCAAAGTTGAGGATGGCATCCTCGATGCGCTTTTGCATGACCGCATCAGCTTCATAAACAAAGACACGCATTTCAATGCCGCGATAGAGTACGCAGACAGCGCCCCATTTATAACCGCCACACATCATCTGCGCCTGTAATTGCCAGACGCCTCGGTGTGCGGCTGGCATCTCTTCGGGCATAGCGCTGGTGGCCTTAGCTTCCAGAACGCCTATCGTGCTGATGTCAATCTCATCGCTGGTCATGCAATATATACCATTAGCGGTATCAGTCTTGATCGTGCCGTTGGCAACGCCCAGCCCATCAAGGCTGGCGGCCAGCGGCAGATCAGGGTGGAACTCCGGCTTGGTTATATTGACCTCATGATTGCGTAAGCCCAAACGTTTGGCGGCTTCATTGAGAATAACATTCTCAAGGCGGTCACCCCACTCGGTAATCTCATTGCCGTGGAACGTAGGCTCAAACTTATCGTGATCCCTCTGGATCATTTCAGATAGCAATTCGTTCTGCGTTGCGTAAGGCGATAGACCCAGCAACACTGGTATGCGTGATGCTGAAATCATATTATCAGGTGTTAGTTTACCGACCATTTTACATTCCCCCAAAGTAAGCTATTGCGCCCCACCAAGTGAGCTGTGGGTTACCAGTGATATTGAGCCAGCCCATCACAAAGACGGCGCCAGCAAGATAAGCTATGAATTTAGCCATTGAACAATCTCCCTTTTGTTAAAGAATATGTGACGTTTTAGCGTCACCTCGCGCCACGGCTTTGGCGAATTTTTTTTCCACCAACGATAAGCCTCAGCTTTGGTGGCGAAAAACATACTCGGTTCTTCGATTTGCCAGATAGTTGTTTGAGCATACATTATGCTAACTCCCGGTTGACTAGGTTACGCACAGAGGTGCTGTGCCACGCGCCACCCATTGCGGATGGAATACGAGCGTCATTCAGAGTGTCGGCAATCTTCGCAAACGACACGCCTGACTGACGTAATGTTTTAATGATGGGCATAGCCTCGACAGCAACAGTGGCTGTCTTGCCCCTACGAGCTTCACCAGCGGCTTTACCGCCTGCGTGTGGGTTAGGACTGCCCAGCTTGGTGCCACGGCGTTTAGCGGCGGCTAGGGCGTCCTTGGTGCGCTCACTGATACGGCGACCCTCGAACTCAGCAAACACCGACATCATCTGCAACATTGTGCGGTCGGCCTCTGGCATATCGGCGCAAGTGATCGGCACGTTAGCTTCTAGTAAGTTGGCAATAAAAGCCACATTACGAGCCAGTCGGTCGAGCTTGGCAATTAACAAGGTGGCGCCTTCACGTTTGGCGTGGGCCAGTGCCTCAGCTAATTGTGGGCGGTGGTTGTTCTTACCGCTCTCTACCTCAACATATTCTGCGATGATGCTGTCAGCGAATGGCGCGACAGCTACGCGTTGTGCTTCTAAGCCAAGGCCGGATTGACCTTGGCGCTGAGTTGATACACGAAAATAAGTGATGTAAGTGGTCATTATGCTACCCCAAATTCTATTGCGGCTTGAGCCATAAGATAGCGCATTTCTTCATCATAAAAATCAGCACGCGACCAATCATCACCTGAGAGCTGTTCACGTTGTGCTTCAGTCATATAAATAAGGTGAAGATCAAGATCACAACAAATGTTGCCGTATGCGTCACGCTCAATAGCATTGAATTCAGCGTTTGTGTACTTTTCAGTGCGGTTAAAATCAAATTTTGCCATCAGATAATCTCCCTTTTGTCTGTCTGATAATTATTATATTAGACCAAAATACATAATGTTCAAGTAAAATATAGCCAAAAAACGAAAAAAAATGATGGGGTGCTTGCAACACTATGTATTTCTATATAATTATTTTCACATCAATCGGGAGATACAGATGGTCAATTCAAGAGCCAAAGGCAGTCGCAACGAATTAAAGGTCGCGGCAGATCTATACGAAGCCTTGGGCATTAAGTTTGAAAGAATATTAGATCAGACTAGGCAGGCTGGGCTGGGTGATCTGCGCCCGGTCAGCGGTTCGTTCCCCTTTACATTAGAGCTAAAGCATTACAAGGAAGGCGTCCAAGCTCGCCCAGAATGGTGGGATCAGGCCATCACTGCGGCGCAGTTAGCAGGCAACTACCCAGCTCTTCTATACCGCTACAACCGCCAGCCAGTACGTTGCCGGATACCGTTACAGGCAGTCATAGATATGCCAGAGTTTAACGTGTACGCCGGGGGCGGCAATCCCTACGATTGGCGCTATGCGTGTGAGGTGGACTTCGACACGTTTTGTATGATCTGCCGGGAGCTAATGTGATGCTATATGAAACCGAAGAAAACAAGAACGCCGAAGACAAGTTGAGGACAGCCTTGGGCGATGCGTATGGCTATAATATGGTGGCGTTGCCCATCAAGTATAGCCTCGATTGTCTCGCGTTTAAGGGTAAAGAGGCTAAGTGTTTCTTTGAATTTAAGTGTCGTACAGTAGCAAGCACTGAGTATGACACGGCCCTAGTCAATCTGCACAAGGTGATAGCCGCCGCCAACATAACCAAGGCGACAGGGCTAAAGTGTTGGCTGGTGGTGCAGTGGACAGATATGGTCGGCTTCATAGATTTTGAAGCTGACAAAGAGATCGGGATGAGCAAACGGCGTGACCGCAATGAGGCGGCAGATCTGTTTGCTTACTACCCGGTGAGTGGGTTCAAGACATTGAGCCTTTATTGAAACTAGCGTTACAGTAGGAGTTATAGTTATGGCGTTAGGATTACAAACAGAAACCACCAGTGGTGGCGACATCGTTCCAATCGTTAAGTGGGACGCAAAAGCTGGCGATATGATCGTTCAAGATCGTGTTCAGTCAGCCAGTGGCGAATGGCAGAAAGAGGAAAGGGAGATGCCCCTGCCCACGAAATTCGCTATGGATATGGCTGGTATGGAAGTTGGGTGGCTATCATTTGCTTCCGGCGCACCAGACTTTCGTATGGTGAAGCTGGGCGAAGCTATGCCGCCAAAGCCAGAGGGCGATTTCAAGAACGCCTTTCGGGTACGCATTGGATCAAAGGATCTGGGATTGCGTGAGTTTTCGCACAGCGCCAAGACTGTGATCCGGGCTATGGACACGTTGCATAATCAGTACGAGGCTGAAAAAGGCAACAACCCCGGCAAGATCCCAGTGGTGGAGATCTCCGGCACAGAAACCGTGAAGATCAACACTCCGCAAGGTGAGTTGCGTTTCAAGGTGCCGCAATGGTCTATCAGTGGGTGGACAGACAAGCCGGAAATGTTTAACAACACGGCATCTGCGCCTGAGCCTGTCGCCGCTGAACCAGCTCCGGCTGTGAGCGATGACGACTTGTTCTAGGTCGTAGTAGACAGGGGCGTGGCACTCTCCCGGCCGCGCCCCTGTCGTTTCGGGAGATCGGGAGTGAGGCATAATAATGACAAACATAGCGGCTTATATAGACACGATTGCGCGACACTACTGGGGTGAGCCTACCAGTGTACGCGGCACAGAACTTAGGTGGGGGACACACGGCTCAAAGAGCGTGGATCTAAAGAAAGGTACCTTTTACGATCATGAGGCTGGCGAAGGTGGGGGCGTAGTGGATCTGGTAAAGATGCACGAAGGCGCCCAACTTGCCAGCTTGCCTGATATCTTAGAGCGTAAGTTTGGGATACCAAAGCAGACGCAGAAGACATTGGCGCCAGCTCGTTGGCTGTCTAAGCGCTATGATTACTACGATGCTGATGGCGTTCTGGCGTATCAGGTCGAGCGATACGAACCCAAGACATTCAGACAGCGTAGGCCAGAAGGCGATGGCTGGGTGTACAATATGGATGGTATCGAGGCGGTGCCATATAATCTGCCGGAGATGATTACCAACCCAGACAAGGTTATTGTCATAGTCGAGGGTGAAAAGTGTGTCGAAGCATTAAGACGTTATAACGTCATAGCGTCATCAAATCACGGCGGCGCAGGGAATTGGAAGCCAGAGTTAAATCAGTATTTCAAAGATAGGAAGGTCGTTATCATTCCTGACGCGGATGCGGCTGGCGATAAACACGCCCGAAAGGTCATCCAGAACTTACTAGGTGTTGCCAAAGAGGTGCGCCGTGTGGATCTGCCGGGGCTATCGGATAAGCAGGATGTCTTCGATTGGCTGAACTCAGGCAATGATGTGTCTAAATTAAAGGCGTTAATTAAGACATCCGAGCCTATCGTGGCAGTCGAAGCTGTCGAGGATACGCCAGAGGCGCCACAAGCTGACGTCTTTCAGACGTTCGATGAAACCTATCTTATCAATATGCCGCCAGTCGATTGGCTGGTGGATGGTGTGCTTACTAGGCACGGCTTCAGTGTCATTTATGGTGCGCCGGGTACAGGCAAATCATTCCTAGCGATTGATATGGCGATGAGCATAGCTCACGGTAAGCTGTGGCAGGAACGCCCTACGATGCGCGGTGGCGTCCTTTACATAGCTGGTGAGGGTGTTGGCGGCTTGGGCAAACGTGTCAAGGCGTGGCGGCTTTATAGAGGCGCTGAGGGCTTGGGTGATATGGTAGTCTTGCCTACCGCTGTTAATTTCAGAGAGAATGAACAGATTGAAAAGCTACTCCGCACTATAGATGCGCTCGGCAAGCGCTTCAGTTGCGTTGTCGTGGACACGGTGGCTAGAGCATTGCTAGGCGGCGAAGAGAACTCAGCGACCGATATGGGGCTGTTCGTGGGCGCTTGTGACGCCATCAAGGCGCATTGTGGTTGTGCGTTGGTGGCTATCCATCACAGCAATAAGAGTAGCTCGGCTGGCATCAATGCTATGCGCGGCTCATCAGCGTTGGCTGGTGCGGCTGATACGGTCATTAATGTACAGCGTGATGAGGATGTGGTTACCGTCACTATGGAAAAGCAAAAGGACGCAGATCCGGCTGACCCGATGAAATTCGATATGGTCAATGTGGCGATGCTGGGCGATACGTCAGTCGTATTGCGTCAGCAGGGCGGCGAGGGCAGTACGGCGAAGGGCGGCAAACCAAAGAGTGTCAGCCTCAATAAACGTCAGCAGGATGCGCTTCAGTTACTGCGTAATATGATTATCGACAACAAGGGTCAGAAGGTTCGGATCGAGCATTGGCACGATGCGCATAAGCGTGATTGCCCTGATTTATCGCCCGGCAACCGTAGGGATGCCAGAAGAGCATTGTCTGACAAGCGTGTGATTTTGATGGGAGATGGGTTTGTATGGTTATCAAGGGGTTACGATGCCTAAATCACACCAATCACACCAATCACATCACGAAATCACACGCCGTGTGATAAATGTGTGTGATGTGATTTTCCTTAAGGGAAATCACATTTCACATCACATCGTATTTTTCGCATCAGGGAGAGGGTAATGAGTAAGAGAATTAGAGGCATTGATAGACTGCCTACAAGGGCAGAACAGAATGATAGTCGGATTAATGAGGCGGTGCATATGCACGACCGCGTTGTGTCAGATGTCGAAAAGCGATGGGGTGTGGACAGACTGCAAGAGCTGGTGAGTGAGAATACCAGACGCAAGTTTCATTTACAGCGTCAGAAGCTGTGGGATGCTTTGACCAAGAATGATGGGCGTGACGCAATACATCAGGCTGAGGTCATGTGCAGGGCGTATCAGGTGCTAGAACGTGAGGCCATAGGGTTAGGCTGTAAAGAGCTGACAGGTGACTATATCGAGGGGCTTATGCCTGATGGTCGGGTCATAGCGATTACTACTGATAAGTTTGAAGCTGGCAAGGTTGCCAGAGATAATCGGAATATGGTGGTCTATTCGATTGAAGAGATAGGCAGGATCTTGTCGGTTAAGGAAGCTATGGCCAAGGCCAAGATCAATGAAGCTGTGGCGAGGGTCAAGGGTATCTTTGCTGGTGCTGAGGTAGTTAGTGTGAAACCGCTAGAGGATATTGATGATGAAATCCCTTTCTGAATATAAAAGGCCGTGGTCGGTCATGCCGATGCGTGTGTTTAGTGATAGAACGCTAAAGGAACGCGAACTGCGTGTGCTTGGTGCGTTGTGTAGCTTTACCAATAGAGCTGGCGTGTGTTGGCCTTCGCTTGAGACAATATGTCAGGTGACAGGCTACGCAGAGCATAGGACGCCCCTCGAAGCGCTGAAGGTGTTGAAGGCCAAGAAGTACGTCAGACAGCTCAAGCCAAAGGATTACCAGCGCGGCGAAAGCGGATGGTATACGAACAGGTATCAGGTTCTTTGGGATGGTGATGAACCGTTGCCTACGTTTGAGGAAGTACAGAGCGCACGGCCGTTGCAGATGGTGGTGGATCAGGAAGTTGTGCAAGAAGAAAGTAAAGGGGGTATGGGGGATGTAGAACTACTCTCTCACTCTCTCGCTCATGCTTATCTGGCGGCTGTCCAAAAGGCGACAGGTCAGGTCAGGCTGTTCGATAATGAGATAGCCCACGCCCGGAAGCTGGCAGACCAAGGGCATACACCTAATGATGTCACGGCGGCTACGCTGGTGGTGTGCGACCAAGCCATAGAACGTAGGGCAGGGGTGCCTTCGCTCGCGGATGTTGCACGGTATATGGGTGCCGTGCAGTGAGGCAAACGGTGGTTTGCTTTTGCACGGTGGTCAGGGCGCGACATATTAATGTCGCAAAAACGCCACCCCTTGCCCCCCACCCCTCGGCGCGTATATGGGGGGGTGTCACACAAAATTTTGGTAGAAATTGGAGAAACGAATGAACAAGAACGATTTATTAATGACCGCCATCCGCACGGTAGGCAATCGCGGAGACAGCTACGGCGATGTCTATATCAATCACGAAAGAATTGCGGTAATGTGGACAGTGATATTCGGCACTGAGGTGAAGGCGCATCAGGTAGCTATGGCGATGGCGGCGGTAAAGCTGGCACGTTTGGTTGAGACGCCTGATCATCAGGACAGTTGGATTGACTTAGCCGGGTATGCCGCGATAGGATCGGAGTGTATTGATGGACAGGAAACCGATGACAGTTAGACAACAGAGGGCGGCATTAGCCAGCCCTGACGTTGATAAGCGCGAGGCGGTCGTACAAGAGCTTGAGGCTATTGCGTCTGGCGTGATTACTGATGTATTGAATTGGGACGATTTGGGTCAGGTGTTTCTGACGCCATCGGAGAAATTGTCTGAGCGCTCGCGGCGTGGGATTAAGAAAGTGAAGGTAACGCCTACACAGCACGGCAATAGCATCGAGGTAGAGATGCACGATAAATTGTCGGCGTTGCGGCTCTTGGCGAAGCACCGTGGCTTGCTTGAGCCGAACAGTGATGATCAGCGGCCTAGCATGATCGGGATTAATGTGACTGGGCCGAAGACAACAACGTATGAGGTATTGGATGACCAAAGCGAAGAAGATTGATCCGAAGCTAGCGGAATTGCTGGCGGTGCCGCAGATACCGAAGGCATCGGAGTTTCGTAAGGGCTGGGCGTGGATCAATAAAACCGCGAAGGGCAAGGAACAGTTTTGGTTGTCGAGGCGCAATGACAAACGTAGTTAATATGAATGATCGTAAGTTTGTGCGGTTTTTTGCCGAGCCGATTGAATGTGAGGATTGCGGCAAAGATACGCGAGGCTATGTGTATGAGGGTAGCCAGCAGATTATTTGTAGTCATTGTCGCGGCGTGATGTTGGAATTGGAACGCGAGCGCATTACGACTGAGATGGTAATAGTGTTTACGCCGGAGGGTGATGATGGCAAGAGCTGAGAGGGCGACTGATCGGTCAGCCCGGCGAGGTAAGGTCAAGCCAGAGGCGTTGACCGGGTTGAACTTAGATTTTTCGGAAAGTCCAACGGTATGGAAATTTTTGCAAGACGACAGCTTCGTGCGTGGATTGATGGGGCCAGTCGGATCTGGCAAGACATTTGCTTCCTTAGCGGAAGTGATGCTGAGGGCTGTCAAGCAACCCCCTTCACCTATAGATGGCATCAGGTATACCAGATTTGCGGTGATACGAAATTCCTACCCGGAATTGAGGACGACTACGATCAAGACGTGGCAAGAGATATTCCCGGAGAACACTTGGGGTCAGATGCGTTGGTCGCCACCGATCACCCATCACATCAAGCTACCGCCGCGTGATGGCGCGGCTGGGCTTGATTGTGAGGTGATCTTTCTGGCTCTGGATCAACCCCGGGATGTGCGTAAGCTGTTGTCGTTGGAATTGACTGGCGGTTTTATTGATGAGGCGCGAGAGTTGCCCAAGGCGGTGGTCGATGGATTGACTAGCCGCGTTGGTCGTTACCCAACTAAGAAACACGGCGGTTGTCCTTGGCGCGGCGTATGGATGTCCACCAACCCGATGGATAGTGACCACTGGTGGCCGAACCTAGCTGAGAAAAATCCAATTAGGGGTAAGTACCCTTGGAAGTTTTACAAACAGCCGGGCGGCGTGATTGAGGGTACGAAAGAACACGAAGACAATATATTTGCGGCTGGCAAGTATTGGCTGAATAATCCGAAGGCTGAGAATGTTAATAATCTGCCGAAGGGCTATTATGAACAACAGTTAGCCGGGAAGACGCTGGATTGGATACAGTGTTATGCCGGAGCGCAGTATGTGTATGTGCAGGACGGCAAGCCAGTGTGGCATGAGTTTAGCGATAGTCTGATGTCGGGTGATGTAGAGATTGAGCCTGCCCTGCCTGTCCATATTGGGTTGGACTTTGGTTTGACACCAGCGGCGGTATTTGGACAGAAACTGCCGAATGGAAGATGGAATGTCGTGCATGAGCTGGTGGCGTTTGATATGGGGCTGGAGCGGTTCTGTCATCACTTGATGGCTGACATCCAGACGCATTTTCCTAAGAATGATGTGATGATCTGGGGTGACCCGGCTGGTGCCAAGAGGGATGAGATCTTCGAGGTGACGGCGTTTGAGCATTTGAGGACGTTGGGGTTGAGGGCGCAACCGACCGCATCGAATGATTTTATGGTGCGGCGTGAAGCTGGCGCGATGCCGATGAACAGGTTGATTGACGGCAAGCCCGGATTAATTGTGGCGAAAAATTGTCATAAGGTGCGTAAGTCTTTGGCTGGCGGTTATCACTTTAAACGTGTCGCTATGGGCGGCGGTCAAGAACGGTTTAGGGATGCGCCGAACAAAAATGAACATTCGCACGTTGGTGATGCGTATGGATATTTGATGTTGGGCGGCGGCGAACATCGTGCTATGACTAAGAATTATTTGGGTAAGTCGCAGTTTAAGCAAGCTGTGGCAAATATGGATTTTGATGTTTTTTAGAGGGAGATTATTATGGCATCATTTAATTTCAATGGATCGCTTATTAGGCAAGAGGGTGAGTTTAGCGTTATCTTTGATGTGACGGTAAAGCTCGGCGTTGTTGTTAAGGCTGACACCGAAGAGCAAGCCGAAGAGCTGGCGCTGATAGCTTTGAATGATGGCGACTATGAGGTGCTGGAGATCGGCGACATTGAAGACACCGAGATCGAAGAGCTGTAAAAAAATCCCCGGCTAGTGCCGGGGCAGTTGGGGAGGAATCCATAGTGATTAACATAATCCGATGCGCGAAATAGTCAATGGGTCAGATGTAAGATTTGTTAAATTTCATTGGGCGCACCCGATGAACGTCAAGCTGAGGCATCACTCAAGCCAATGCTTTAAGCAAATCCCAAACTTTGTTGATGTGTTAAAGATGTACAGCAATGAGCCTCATGCGTGGACAGCGATGTATCGCGGCAGGATGGCGTGTTTCTTTGGGATTTGTAGTTTGTGGCCGGGCGTAGGTGAGGCGTGGATGCTGACCACCTCGGTTGTTGAAGGTCACGCGGTCAAAATGTTACGCGGCGCAATGCGTTATTTCGACATAGCGATGGCAGATCTAAAATTGCATAGACTACAGATAACTGTTAATGTAAATGATGGGCTTGCCATAAGGTATGCAAATGCGTTAAAATTCCGGCGTGAAGGTTTATTAGTTGGTTATGGCCCAAATGGCGATGATCACGAAATGTTAGCGAGGTATGCTGATGTCATTTCTGAAAACACCAAGACCGCCAGCGCCAGATCCAGAATTAGTTGCGGCGCAGAAGCGGCAAGAGGAACGTCTTGAAGCTGAAGAGGCTCAGAAGGCGGCGGCGATTGCCGCGAGGAAAAAAGCGCGGCGCATAGGCGGCCAGCGCTTGTTATTGTCAATGGAACGTGAAACGCCGCAGACTGGCGTCAAGTCAACTTTAGGAGCGTAATATGGGCAGTTTATTTGGCGGCGGCAAAAAGAAAGCACCACCACCACCACCAGTGGCACCACCAGAGCCAACAGGTGTTACTCGCGTTCAACAGTTGGCGGCATCAAAACTAAGATCTCGCAAAAGTAGTGGCAAATATTCATTGATAGGTGGCACAACACTTGGCCCAACTAAGGAAATCGTTAATCAAGACCAGAGCAACACACTAGGATAATCATTATGCCTCTTTATTCCGGCAAATCGAAAAAGAAAATCAGCAGAAACATTAGGACGCTGATGAGTGAAGGCAGACCACAAAAGCAAGCCATCGCCATTGCAATGTCTAAAGCTGGGATGAGTAAAAAGAAATGAAACAGGTTTGGGATAAAAAACGACCAAAAGATCTAGGCAAGCCGAAAGAGCTGTCACCAGCGAAAAAGCGAGCCGCTATGAGAGCCGCCAAGAAAGCTGGTCGTCCATATCCTAATCTTATTGACAATATGAGAGCCGCTAGGTCATGACGCTAAAAAAGCATCAAAACCCATCCGGCGGTCTAAACGAAGCAGGCCGCAGACACTTTGAGCGCAAGGAAGGCGGCAATCTAAAGGCACCAGTAAAGTCCGGCACCAATCCGCGCCGGGTGTCTTTCGCCGCTAGATTTGCTGGCATGAAGGGCGACATGAAAGACAGCAAAGGTAGGCCAACCAGACTTGCCCTAGCGTTAAGAGCTTGGGGCTTTGGTTCTAAAGAGGCCGCCAGAAACTTTGCACAGAGGCATAGGAAAACATGAGCTATTCACCAGAAAGCATTTTGAAACGATACGAAATGGCACAACGCCGGAAAGATAACTGGCGTCAGATCTATGAAGATTGCTATGAGTTTGCTTTGCCACAACGCAATCTATATGACGGTTATTATGAAGGTGGCGGTTCACCGGGTCAGAACAAAATGGCTCGCGTGTTTGACAGTACCGCAATTAACAGCACCCAGCGTTTTGCTAATCGTATTCAGTCTGGCTTGTTTCCACCCTACTCTAACTGGTGCCGCTTAGAACCCGGCTCCGATATCCCGGCGGCTCGGCGCTTAGAGGCGCAAGCCGCCTTGGATATCTACGCAGACAAAATGTTTTCGTTACTGCGTCAAACAAACTTTGATCTGGCGATGGGTGAGTTTCTGTTGGATCTGGCGGTTGGCACTGCCGTGATGCTGGTTCAGCCCGGTGACGAAGTGACGCCAATTCGCTTTACCGCTGTGCCGCAATATCTTGTGGCATTCGAGGAAGGCGCACACGGCAAGGTTGATAACATCTATCGCCGGATGAGATTGAAAGCTGAGGCGATTGTCCAGCATTGGCCTGACATCGAGATCCCAGAGCGCCTTCAGCGCATCATTGATGAACACCCAACCAATGAGATCGAATTGCTAGAAGCCACTATCTATGAAGCTGATGAGGGTGAGTATTGCTATTATGTGATCTGGCCGGAAGGCAAAGAGACAATGCTAGAGCGCAAGATGAAATCTAGCCCGTGGATTGTGGCGCGATACATGAAGGTGGCAGGCGAGGTATATGGCCGTGGGCCGTTGGTCACTGCTATCCCTGATGTTAAAACGCTAAACAAAACGCTAGAGCTGTTGCTGAAAAATGCCAGCATTAGCATCGCCGGGGTATATACAGCGGCAGACGATGGTGTGCTGAACCCACAAGCGGTAAGCATTAGACCCGGCGCAATTATTCCTGTGGCTCGTAATGGCGGCCCACAAGGTGAAAGCCTCAGAGCATTGCCGCGTACTGGTGATTTTAATGTTAGCCAGATCGTCATTAATGATCTGCGTATGAATATCAAAAAGATTATGATGGATGACACCCTGCCGCCGGACAATATGTCGGCCCGGTCAGCCACAGAGGTGTCCCATAAGATATCTGAGCTAGCCCAGAACCTAGGGTCTGCCTTTGGAAGATTAATCAATGAGACAATGATCCCACTGATCTCACGCATCCTATATGTGATGGATGAGCGCGGATTGATTGAAATGCCGCTGAAGGTGAATGGCCTAGAGGTAAAGGTGACCCCGGTCAGCCCAATTGCTCAGGCGCAGAATTATGGCGACATTGAGAAGATTATGCAGTGGGCGCAGATCTCATCCAGCCTTGGGCCGGATGGGCAAATGGCGGTTCGCACATCAGCCATCCCAGATTACATCGCAGACAAGATGGGCATTCCTGCCGATCTTCGCACTACGCCGCAAGAGCGGCAACAAGCCGCTGAGATGGCGGCGCAAATGGCTCAAGCCGCCGCACAGCAACAGGGAATGTTGCCACCAGAAGGCGGTGAGATGCCACCAGAGGGAGCTATCTAAATGGACGTTGAAGGTTGGGAAGCACTCAGGACGGTTGAGCCTGAGTTGCGTAAGAACGTGGAAGATATGAAGGATGATGTTGATCGTTTGTATCTTCGCGTGTTTGGGTCAGAGGATGGCCAAGAATTATTGGAACATTTGAGATCGCAAACGATTGAGCAACCCACTTGGTACCCCGGCGAGGACGCCTCGCACGGTTGGGCTAGAGAGGGTCAAAACAGTATTGTTCGAGAGATCGAACGCAGAATGAAAAGGGCAAGACACTTATGAGTGATGAAACCGAAGGCTTGATGGCCTCCGCTACTCTGGAAACAGAAGGCGAAGATAACCAGCAGGCAGAGGCAGGCATTTCCCATATTCAGCCAGATGCAGAAGCACAAGCGGCTGAACAAACCACCGAAGCCGAGCGGCCAGAATGGTTGCCGGAAAAATTCAAGACAGGCGAAGATCTCGCCAAAGGCTACGCTGAATTACAAAAGAAATTTAGCCAAGGCAAACACAAGGCACCAGAAGAGTATGACGTTAGCGCATTTGCTGATGCCAACATCCCAGAAGATGATGAGCTGTTCAACACCTATAAGGATTGGGCAAAAGAGAATGGCATTAGTCAGTCGGCGTTTGAAGAGCTGGCCAGCAAGTTTGTTGATATGGCTGGGGCTGAAGCGGATATGGCTGAGGTTTCTTATCAGGAAGAATATAAAAAACTGGGCAACAACGCTGACGCTATCATCAAGTCTATGACTGAGTGGGGTCAGTCCCTAGTACGCAAGGGCGTCTGGGGTCAGGATGACTTTGAAGAGTTTAAGATTATGGGCGGCACCGCTCAGGGCATTCGCGCTCTTCAGAAGATCAGAAGCTACTACGGCGACCGCTCTATTCCGATTGATGTGGCACAGCCGGAAGGTGCGCCATCGAAGGATGAGCTAACCGCAATGGTGGCGAAACCTGAGTACCTCAATGATCCGATCTACCGGGCAAAGGTGGAGAAGATGTTTGAACAGGTTTACGGCACTCAGGACTATCAAGCTATGTAAATTAACTGGGGTGTTTACACGCCCCAGTTTTTCCATTATATTTTGACTTGACAGACAATCGAGCTTCGACCTGTCGCACACGTTTGGGGGCGTAGCGTTTATGCCCAAGTGACAGCCCGGCATCGGATACCTGACGCGATCTTGTATTAAACTTTTTATGAAAGGATAGAGAAATGGCAGTAGGCATTTCCAATGCTTTCGTTCAAATGTTCGATGCGGAAGTCAAGCAGGCGTACCAAGCAAATCGCGCCCTTGCTGGACTTGTTCGTGAGCGTTCAAATGTCGAAGGCAATCAGGTAAAATTCCCGAAGATCGGGAAAGGCACCGCAACTGTCCGCGTACCGCAGACAGACGTCACCCCTCTGAACGTAACCTATTCACAGGTTACAGCTACGATGTCCGACTACATCGCCGCTGAATATTCAGATATCTTCAACCAAGCCAAGGTCAATTTTGACGAGAGGCGGGAATTAGTCACCGTTGTGGGTAGTGCGATATCCCGGCGTATGGATCAGATCGTCATTGACGCACTGAACGCGGCTTCCTCACCATCAACCGTTGGCACCGACATTGGCGGCGTTGGTTCAAATATGAACCTTGCCAAGCTGTTGGCCGCTAAGAAAGCACTGGACACCAAAAACGTACCTTCCGAAGGCCGCGTTATGTTGATCCACGCCAATGGCCTGTCTTCACTGCTTGACGAAACTGAGCTGACCAGCTCTGATTTCGCCAGCGTTAAGGCACTGGTGCAGGGCGAAATCGACACTTTCCTCGGTTTCCGCTTTGTTACTCTTGGTGATCGTGACGAAGGTGGCTTGCCACTTCCATCCACACGCACTTGCTTCGCATTCCACCGCGATGCAGTAGGGATGGGCATTGGCATGAACCAGCGTTCAGAAATCAACTATGTAGCTGAAAAGACATCCTTCCTCGTGTCTTCAATGTTCTCTGCTGGTGCAGTGGCCATTGACGATGAAGGTATTGTCAAGATCAGCGCAACAGAATAGAGAGGAGCTAACTGATGGCATACGCACAAGCTGGCTTCGGCCCATTAGGTGGACAATCTTTAGCTGGTAACGCCCCGGCCCTATATGTGTACACGACTGCTGATGCACATACAGACGTTGACGCTTCTGGCTACTTTAATGATCTTGCCGACACACTAAAAGTCGGTGACATGATTATTGTTCACGGTTCAACTGGCGGCACTCGCACAGTAACTATGCACATTGTAGTATCAAACGCATCAGGCGTTGTTGATTGCTCAAATGGCACGGTTATCGGTGTGGTAACTGACAGCGACTAATATTGGTCGGGGCGGCTTCGGTCGCCCCTTCCTTCACTAGGAGTAGACTATGGCCTCTGGCGACACAAAACTATCAATCTGCTCCGATGCGCTAATTATGCTTGGCGCATCACCTCTTTCAAGTTTTTCTGATGGCACAGATGAGGCTCAGGTTGCAGACCGTCTTTATGACGATGTGCGCGACACTCTTCTGATGCAGTACCCATATAGCTGGACATTAAAGAAGGTACAGCTTGCCCAGTTGCTAGACACCCCGATCAACGAATGGAAATATAAGTATCAGTTGCCGGGTGATCGTCTTGGCTTGCCAAAGGCAGTCTTTCCCACCAGCGCAATCTCTGAGCGCTCGGTGCGTGATTATGAGATCTATGCTGGTGGTTTATACACGAACTTAGAGACTGTCTATATTGATTATCAATATCGGCCAGAGCCTACCGATTTCCCACCGTATTTTGTGCGGTTATTGAAAACAGCATTGGCGGCAGAGTTTGCCGAGCCAATTACTGATCAGCTCACCAAAGCTGACTACTATCACCAGAAAGCCTATGGCGCCCCATCTGATAATATGCGTGGCGGTTTGGTTCGCGTTGCTATTAATATTGATGGCATCGACAAACCAGCCCAAAGCATACAGGAATTTCCGATATCTGACATAAGGTTCTAATATGAGCCGCATCATCCAGATCCAAAATGATTTTACCGCAGGCGAGCTAGATCCGAGGCTTCGCGCTCGTACTGACATCACGCAGTATGGATCTGGCTTAACGACAGCTCGCAACGTCAGCATCCAGCCGCAAGGCGGTGCCAAGCGCCGGGATGGCACTAAGTTTATTGCCGAGCTGGATAGTGGGGCTGGCACTGCTGTCAGAATGGTATCATTTGAGTTTAGTGTGACAGACAGCTATATGCTGGTGTTCACACCCGGCAAGATGTATGTGTTTAAGGATGGTGCGCTCATCACTAACATCAATGGGTCAGGCAATGATTATTTGACTGTGGCCGCATTGACCAGCGCCATCTTGCCGGAAATGAATTGGGTGCAGTCTGCCGACACCGTAATCGTTGTTCACGAAAGTCTGGCGCCGCTCAAGATTGTGCGTGGCGCAACTGACGCATCGTGGACAGCCAGCACAATCACATTTACCCACATCCCTAAGTATGCGTATAACCTAGACACGCATGAGCCGCAATATACTATCACGCCGTCAGCGACCAGCGGCAACATCACTATCACCGCATCCAGCGTGACTAGCGACAACGGCACAGCTCAGGGCGGCACCAGCAACACGATTACGCTAAAGGCGGCATCAAGCTATGGGTCTGACGATCAACCCAATGGTATGTTTATTGAAATCACGGCTGGCACTGGCGTTGGCCAAGTCAGGCACGTTGAGGATTATGTAGCGTCCACTAAGGTGCTGACTGTGTTCCCAGCTTGGGACACAGCGCCGGACGGCACTAGCCAGTATTCGGTCAAGGCATTTGGCACGGCAATGGTGGATGAGTATTTCAATGTTTTGTCAGGCTTCGGCCGCGCTAGGGTGACAGAATACGTTAGCGACACTGAGGTCAAGGCGTATGTCGAAATTCCATTTTTTGACACCAGCGCCATAACGGCTGGAAAGTTTGAGACAGAACACGGTTACGAAGATGTATGGTCAGCCACAAGGGGCTATCCAAGATCGGTGACTTTCCACGAAGGCCGACTATACTTTGGCGGCACTAGCAGTAGGCCATCAACATTATTCGGTAGCCGGGTGTCGGATTTCTTTAACTTTAATCCGGGCGAAGCTCTGGACGATGATGGCGTTGAAGCCACATTAGATACTGGCACATTTAACGCCATTGTCGATATTTTCTCTGGCCGCCATCTGCAAGTCTTTACGACAGGCGGTGAGTTTTATGTGCCTCAAACTCTGGATGAACCGATTACGCCTAGCAATCTCATCGTTAAACAACAGACTGGCTTTGGTATCAAGCCGGGCATTAGGTTGCAGAACGTGGATGGCGCCACCATCTTTGTCCAACGTCAGGGCAAGGCGTTGCAAGAGTTTCTGTTTACCGACACGCAGAACGCCTACACATCAGCTAAGATCTCGTTGCTGTCGTCACACCTGTTGAAATCGCCAGAAGAAATGGCGGTGCGTAAATCTACTGGTACTGATGAGGGTGACCGCCTCTTGGTAGTAAATGGTGACGATGGGTCGATTGCGTGTTATACACTATTGAGATCACAGAATGTCATCGCGCCTAGCGAATGGACAACCGATGGAGAGTTTATAAATGTCGGGGTTGATATTGATGATATCTATGTGGTGGTCAAACGCACGGTCAATGGTAGCACGGTTTATTATGTCGAACTATTTGATAGCACAGTATTGCTTGACTGCGCCAAAACAGGTGGCGCGGCGGCGTCTGTCACAATGGATCACCTCGAAGCTGAAACAGTTAAGATCATTCGTGATGGGATTGTGGAGCCGGATCAAACTGTGCCTGCAACGCCGTTTACGATCACGTTTGCTACGGCGGCGTCTGAGAGCTATCAGGTCGGTCTTAACTTCACGCCAGAGGTAAAGACACTGCCAGTAGAGCCAAGGCTACCCAGCGGCTCTCTGAAGGGCTTTAAGAAGAGAATATTTGAGGTGAATGCGGAATTGTTTGAGACACAGGCATTAACGATCAACGGCAAAGAGGTACCATTCCGGCGGTTTGGTTCTGAGGTTCTTGACGATGATGTGGCTGAGTTTACAGGAATAAAGACACTTCACGGCATTTTAGGTTATAATTATGATGGTCAGATTACGATTGGCCAAACCGTACCGCTCAAGATGACACTCTTGGGCATAGATTATAAAGTGAGCGCAGGACAGTAAAATGGGTGCAACGGCTGGATTACAATTAGCGGTATCTGCCGCAAGCGCTGTATCGCAGATGCAAGCCGCTCGCTCGCAAGCCAGAGGGCTTGCGGCGCAAGCGACTATGGCTCGGATACAAGCAAAACAGGAAAGCCTTAAATACAAAGCACAAGGCGTTCAAGTTATGGATAACATTCTCAGGACGCAGGCGGCTATTGTGGCGAGGGCTGGATCTGGCGGTATTGACCCATTCTCAGGTAGCGCATTAAGATTAGCAAAGTATGCGGCGGCTAAAGGCGTTCAAGAGCTTTATACCGTACAGGACAATGAGATAATCACAATGCGTGGTGGTGAGATGCAGGCGGCTCAATATATGCAACAAGCTAAGTCAACTATGAAAGCTGGGATGATTGGGGCGTTTACATCATTTGGAACGACAGCTTATAATGTTGGGTTGATTGGTGGGCCAACAGCTCTTGAACCAGTTATGGGATATGGCGCTGGGCAAGTTGATCCAAGATTATTTAAAGCGGCAGGACTAGGATAATGGCAGAGTTACCACGTTACAGACCGCTAGGTGTTTCAATCGGCAGTATGCCGTCAGTTAACTTTATTCAAACTGGCGCGGCAGAGGCTCAGGTTTACGACAACATAAGTAAAGGCTTAAACGCTATATCCGACTTTGTTTATAAGCGAGCTGTAGCTGAAGCAGAAATTGCGGCCGTCAAATACGGCGCAGAGATTGCGCCAAGCGTTAAACAGCTTGAGGAAGCCAGCCGCACTGGCGTTACTCTCGACCCGGATCTGCCGGATGGCTTTACCATCTTTGACCAAAAGGCTCGCAAGACTGCCATTGACGTAATGCAAACCAATATGGAAATTGCGGCGCGTAATGAGATCAGCGCACTTAGTATTGAAGCTAAAGACACTGATATGTCGGCTGATGAGTTTCAGCTTCAGCTTAATGCAATTATTGATGGTTATAGCTCTGCGCTTGGTCAGGTAGACCCGATTGCGGCAGTTAATTTACAGGCCGCAATTACACCTGTTTCTAACAGTAAGCTAACCACTCACGCGAATGCAATGGCGGCCAAAGCTGAGGCAAAGGAAAAAGTTGCTGTGTCGTTTGGCGTTGATACTATTATTAATGACGTCCCTGATAATGTGGCGGCTGGTAATCGTGTGGCGGCAGATGGAACAATAACTACTATTGATGATTTTCTTAATCTTGAAAGGCAACGCATTTACGCATTAGCTTATGCCATAGAAGACGAGGCGTTCCTTAGCCGTAGGCTAGAAGAGTTTGACAAGGCAGTAATGGAAGCCAAAGGGCAATATGTTGTGGATTGGATTAGAGATTCCGATTCGCCTCTTGACGCTATGATCCAACTTACGAATGGCAGTATTGAAGATGAAAACGTAGCAATTCTTGTGTCGCAGATGTCACCTGAGCAAGCCGAGTTTGCGTTTGGTAAAGCATTATCTGCACTAAGTGATGAACAGAGCGTGATTGCGGCTGATGATGCTAGAGATGAAAAGGCCAGAAAAGAAAAAGTTGATGGCATCAAGGCAGATATTATTGATGCTAGGATTGCTGGTGACCCTGATGCAGAATTAGGCTTTATTGAGAGCTTGCGCGAGATTGATGAGGATTTATATAGCACAGAGCTTACTGTGTTTTATTCTGGCAAAAACATTATTGATAACCCCGATACAATTTCATTGCTCGATGGTATGGCGGCTAGAGGGCAGCTAACCGAAGGTATGATTGTCCAGCAAGTTACTGATAGAGATTTGTCCACAGATACGGCTCGCACATATTATACAATTTTGAGATCACAGCGCGACAGCTCGCATAACAAAGCGATGCAACTTATTCGTTCAGAGTTTAATGTTACAACAGAAGGCTTTGACTATGCGGCTATGTTAAAAGGTGACGATAACGCAGAAAGTAACTCTAACAACCAAAAAGTTATTCAAGCCGAGCTAGAGTTAATTGAGGCAAAGAAAGCAAATGCCGATTTGGACGCGATAGCGTGGGCAAGAGCATTTATTAAAGATTCGCGTGGCACCGCTAAAGTCGAACTGGCTGAAGGCGCTGGGCTTAGAATATTTGGCAATGAATATAAAAAGCTCACCACTTTCTTAAAGAGAAAAGGCGTTGATCCAGAAGATAGGACGCAAGTTTTGTTAGCGTTAGATAAAGCGCAACAAGATGGCGAGATAGACACAACACAATTTAGCAATTTATTTAATATGTATAATGTGGCTGGTGGCAAATGAGCAGTGTATTTGATGAAGCGGTAAGGGTATACGCATACGCTAGGACTGACGTTGATATGCAAGTCAGTATGGATAAGCTAGGCCGCGCTCGCATTGAGCCTAAGCCGCCAGAGGTAAGAGCCGACCTAGATACTCTTGAAACAGCGATGGGGCCAATGGCCGCATTTGCGCCAGATATTGACGCCGCAAGAATGACCGGGGAAGAGTTTTTGCCAGATAGGCAACAACTAGAAATCGCCGCCGGATTGCCAAAGGGAATGGCTGAAGGGTTTTTGGGTATACCCGGAGATATCTATGGATTAATCGCGGCGGCTGGTAAGGCTGGCGCTTATGCACAGTTAAAAGAAATATTCCCAGAAGATTACCCAGAACAATCTTTAATGGTGTTTGCTGAAGAGTTTGGCGAGATATCTAAAAGCTGGGGCACTGAATATTTCTCTGACAAGTTTGATGGTTGGCTAAATAAGTTGCCGATTGATGAGGCGACTAAAGAAAACATCAGAATGGGATCTGGCATTGGCCAATTCTTTGGTATCCCCGGCGCTGGCGTTGCTACCGCCGCTGGTGTTAAGGGCATTAAGGCTGGCGCTAAAACAGTTGCTGGCGCCACTCAGGAATTTATTGAAGGCGCACCAGCTCGCGTAGCGGCTAGAAAGGCTGATACGTCTGTGCAGTTAAATGCTGGCGTGGATGTGCCTGCCGCTATTGATGATGCTATTGTTGGGGCGCAGAAACTAATGGGCAAAACAGAGGATATTGTGGCGGCACCAGAAACCGCTCGCGCTCACAGAACGCCTGCGCCTTTATTAATACAGGGATCAGGCGAAAAACCAACAACGCCAGTTGTACAAAAGTTTACAAAGGGTAAAGAGCAAGAAGTTATAACAAACATAGATACGGCTTTGCAGAACAACCCTGATGCAGTTAAAACAATAGACGGCTGGAAAGCATTTACACAACAAACATTTGGCGGCGATTATCTGCCTCATCCCCCAGTTGTCGCTATGAAATACGCACAATCTCCTGAGGCTATCGCAGAGAAACTAAACGCATTAACTCCAGAGCTAAAAGCAGGAGTTGATGAAGGCTTTGGATATGTAAAAAATATTAGAAATATTTACCAAAGCGGCGAAGCTGACCCGACTATGACGGCCGATCTTTTTGTATGGGGCATTTTGTCAAGAGGTGCTGGCCCAGTACAGCAAGAGGCCGCGTTTATTGACATAATGGAAGATGCCGCGCCATTAATTCAAAAGGTTGCTGATGGCACGTTTGATGAAGCAGATATGAATTTCTGGATTGATAATATGAAAAAATCATTGCCAGAGGGGTCGCCTAGCAAACAAGTGACTATGAATGTAAACGCAACAGGCAAACTGTTATTTGAGTTAAGCAAAAAACCACAGGGTTCAAATAGAACTGTTTTGGAAATTATGCACGACATGATTTCCGACCCCGATGTTCCGGCAAAAGATATTAGACGCCAATTTATGACGCTAACAGAAAGCGCTGGCATTGATAACAAAGTTGTTAGCTTTATTTTGTTAGTGTCTGGGCGTGACGATGTATTGGTTATGGATAGGATACAGGGTCGTCATTTATGGGATGATGGCAAGTTTGGCGGCGCCAACATTTATGATGGCATTGGCAAAAACAATGAGGGATTGAATGGCATATTTAAAGGGCCTAGAGGATTATTAGTTACAGAAGCTATGGAAGACGCTATGCGTCCAAATATTCAATCAGCATATGAAATGATAGGGCGTCCAGAAGATGGCACACTTGGACGTTTTCATTGGGAAAGTTGGGTTATTGAAGGCGAACAAGTTGTTAGCCACTCAACATTACAGGCAATAGAAAAAAGAACGCCAAGAGGATTTGGCGTTACTGAAGGCAAAACAGATGAGTATGCTTCCGGCTTCAGGTATATCAGAGGCGAAGCTGGCCCTGTTCAAAGATATCCATTGTCAGATGGGTCGTTTGTTTACATGACCCCGGTTCAAGCAAAAGAGTTTTTGTCTTTTGTAAAAAACCCTAAGTCTGGTATTGTGCCTAAAGGATTTAAAGTAACAGAAAGAGCGGATGTACCTTGGTATGAAAGAACAGAAGTCAACAGACAAAAACTCGATGAAGCCGCAAGACGGTTTGAAAACGCAACCCCAGAAGGCGAACTTTTACCAAGCCCTGAGGGGGCTGAGTAGAGTTCCTACACCCCTGCAAGATGGGGTCGAGCAAACAAAGGAACAGTCATCGAATGGCACGACCACCTAGAGACATCACCGCTCGCGTCAATGAAATGGTAGACGAGAAGGTAGCTAAGGAAACAGTCCAAGAGGCTGTGTTCAGAGAGCCTGCACCTGACGTTGTGCCAGAAATGGAAGCGCCGCAAATCATCGACCCGGTGTTAAAGCCAGAAGAAAACCAAATGCCAAAGCTAATGGAAGTTGGCGGTAAAACCGATTTCATTACTAAGGGCGCTGAGTGGCTTGCTAGGCGAACAGCTCAGGCAGAAAAGAAAGTGTTGCCGCCATTGCCCGATGAGCCGATCCAACAGCTTGGGTCTAGCATTATCATCAAGCCAGCATCTGATGAAGAAATCAAAGCTATAAACGAGGCGCTCGGTGGCGAGTTTCTTGATGGCGTTAATCTGCCTGAGATTGCTATGGGCGATGAACTGCCTACTCACGCTGAGTATCTAGCCAGACTTAAAGATGCTAATGCCGAGCAGTTTGATGCGGCACGGCGAGGCTCCATCACTTATGACAATCTGCTAAAGATGGCAGAAGATCAGGGGATGGAAGAGGTTGTTAAGTATTGGGCGCAACGAGCGCCGGGATCTGGTGAGACTGCCGAGAACTTACTGGCCGGAATGATTGCCGCCAGAAAAGTATCACGCACGGCGCAAGAAACATTATTGTTGTCCAGAGCCGCAACTGACTTGGTTGAGAAAGAACAACTTTACAAACGATTTGCCCAGCTTGTTACTCTTGAAAGAAATCTTTACGCCAACATTTCTGCTGGCGGCTCTGAAGCCGGACGCACTATGAGGGCATTGCAGTTAGCGCAAGAGGTAGGTTTTGAGAGCGGTCGCGCCGCCCAGCTTGAAAGTATGGATAACCTCATCTTTGGCGCAACTACGCTAGAAGATTTTGAATATTTGGGTGAGCTGTACTTAGCTTTGCCAGATGCGGCGTCAAAATCTAAGTTTGTGCAAAATGGAATAACTGCAACAACAATGGATGTTGTTATCGAATCGTGGATTAATTCTATTCTGTCTGCGCCATCAACGCATATGGTAAACGTAGTTGGTAACACTAGTTTTATGGTGTTGCGTAGTTTTGAGCAAATGGTGGCTGGTGTTATTGGTAGAGCAAGATCAGCAATAACCGGGAACAAAGATCGCGCCTTTATCCGCGATGGGATTATCCAATTAGACGCCATCCGCGAAAGTTTTTTTGATGCGGCTGTGGTTGCCGGGAAAGCATTTATTAAAGAAGAGGCATCAGACGCCGTAAGTAAGATTGATGTTAGGAAACCAAAAGCTATCCAAATGGGATCTGGCGAGGTTGTTAAGGAAATCAGAGAAGGTAATGTAGGCGCGGCGGCAGTAAATGCGTGGGGCATTTATACGCGAATGGCTGGCCGTATGCTGATTACTGAAGATGAGTTTTTCAAAGCCATAGGCTATCGCGCCGCAATCAGAAAATCTGCAATGCACGCCCAACACAAAACATATGATGCGGCACTTGCGGCAGGCAAAGATCCAGAGGAAGCATTTGCATTAGGCCGTGCTGAACACGACAGGATCTTAAATAACCCACCAGAAGATATTGTCCGAAACGCAAAAGCAGAGGCTCAAGAACTTACTTTCCAAAATGATTTGACAGGATTTCTTGGTGATTTACAAGTTGGTGCCACGCATCCGGCTGTTAAGTTGTTTATGCCATTTTACAAGACACCAGCTAATATTGTTAAAGTAGTTTTGGCTCGTAGTCCTCTTAGGGCGCTTCACAAAAATCTTTATAAAAATATAAGGGCAGGCGGTGCGGTGGCTGATGCTGAGTTGTCTAGGCTATCTATGAGCGCATTAACAATGGGCTATTTTACCTCGCTTGCGTGGGATGGCAATGTAAACACAGATCAACAAATATTGATTATTGGGTCTGGGCCAACTGATCCGCAAACCAAACAAGCAATGATGCGGATGAACCTAAAGCCATTTACTATTAACATTCGGCAAGAAGATGGCACATATAAAAGCATTTCTTATAATCGATTAGACCCAATATCCGGCACATTAGCTATGTCGGCAGACTTTGCTTATTATATGGGTAGGTATACAACTGAGCCGGATGACACAAGTTGGATGGAATATGCCGATGAGTTGCCACTTGAATTAACATCTGCGGCGGTTCTTAGCACATATAATTATATGTTAGAATTTCCGGCGTTGCAGGGGATTGCGGAACTTTCTACCTCACTGGCTAACTCAGACCCAAAGGTTCAGTTTGATAACCTAACTAAACTGTTTGGCGAAAAGTTTGCATCTGCCGCATTAGCTGTGTTCCCAACTGTATCATCTGCGTCAGCTACGGTTGAACGTGAGATGGCGCCAACTGCATCTAACACAATGCTACCGCCAGAGGGATTATTCGGTGAAGACCCGACAATGTTACATCCAATGTTTCAAGGGTTCTATACCGCATTGCAAAAAGCTAAAGCTCGCAATCCATTCTTTAGCGATCAGGTGCCGCCAGCCCTTAACATCTGGGGCGAAGAGGTTAAGTCCACAGATCCGGCAATGCCGTTTGAGTGGCTATCACCTATCCGGGTTCAGAACGCAAAGTATGAAGGCATAGACAAAGAGCTGATGCGCTTAGGTGATGGCGTATCTATGCCATCCAAACGCATCAGCGGCGTCCTGTTAAATAATGAACAGTATAACCGTTGGATTGAGCTGGCGAATACGTTGGATGCAAAAAATAAATTGCCGGGTATGGCAGGCTATAACGAGGACACTACATTGCTGGCCACTCTTAACACAATGATAGAGACTGATGTTTACAAAAATGCTGATGACGAAAAAAAGCTAGAGGTTATTAAGACAATCGTCTCGAATTATTATAATGGTAGCGGCAAGAAAGCTGTTGGCGCAAAACGGCTTTTGCTTGCTGAATATCCAGACCTTCTGAAGAAGGTGGAAGCGGCTAAATAAATAGGGTATACTGCACACCAGCGAGGTAAAAGATGGCAGACTACAACATAAATGCAGTGACACGCCGGGTCGTGTTTACAGGTTCAGCAGGCACTGGGCCGTATAGCTTTACGTTTGAGGTGCTGGATCAAAATGATCTGGCCGTATACTTTAACACGACTAAGCTGACGCTGACGACAGACTACACTGTCTCTATTGCGGCTAATGGCACTGGGTCGGTGACGATTGTTGTCGGCACCAACGTGCCATCCACGCCTACCGCGTCTGACCAGATTGTTATTGTTGGTGCCAGAGACATTGAGCGTACCACCGACTTTGTTACTGCCGGGGATCTTCGCGCCTCAGCTCTAAACGAACAGCTAGACGGCCTAACCATTTTTGATCAGCAGATTGCAGAAGAGCAAAAGCGCACATTGCAAGCCCCGGTCTATGACCCAGCTCACGTTGATGATGGCGGCACATTAGATATGACACTGCCAGCTAAGGCGGCTCGCGCTGGTAAGTATCTGCAATTCAATAGCACGACAGGTAATCCAGAAGCTGGCCCTGACAGCACTGACGTTACTGCGCTGGCTGATGTTGCTACCGATATTGCTACACTGGCTGATATACAAGATGGCACGGTTGCAACCAATGCTATCACAACTGTTTCTGGTATCTCAGCTAACGTAACAACGGTTGCTGGTATAGCGGCTAACGTGACTACAGTAGCTGGCATTCAATCTGATGTGACTGCGGTGGCGGCTGACGCTACCGACATTGGCACAGTAGCCACAAACATCGCGTCTGTTAATACGGTTGCTGGCAACATCAGTGAGGTTATCGCTGTTGCCAACGATCTTAATGAAGCGGTGTCAGAGGTTGAAACTGTTGCCAATGATCTTAATGAGGCAGTGTCAGAAATCGAAACTGTTGCCGCATCTATTAGCAATGTTGATGCCGTTGGTACAAATATAGCTAACGTTAATACCGTGGCTGGGAATAATAGCAATGTTACCACGGTGGCTGGTATCTCAGCAAATGTAACGACTGTGGCTGGGATTAGCGGTAATGTAACAACTGTGGCTGGTATATCTTCTGACGTTACTACGGTGGCGGCTGATGGCACTGATATTGGTACTGTTGCAACCAATATTGCCAATGTTAATTCTGTTGCTGGCAATGCCACAAACATCAACAATGTTGCTGGTAACGCCACAAACATTAATACCGTTGCTGGCATTTCAGCAGACGTATCCACAGTGGCTGGTGATAGCGCAGACATCCAAGCTGTTGCGGCTGATGCGACTGACATCGGCACAGTGTCTACTAATATTGCTAACGTGAATACGGTGGCTGGCATTAGCGCGAATGTTACAGCAGTAGCTGGTGACGCAACAGACATTGGAACTGTTGCCGCCGATCTTGCTGGCTCTGATACTATTGGAACGGTTGCTACAAATATTGCTAATGTAAATGCTGTTGGCGGCGATATTGCTAATGTCAATACTGTTGCGACAAACATTTCATCAGTCAATGACTTTGCTGATAAATATCGCATTGGTGCTTCTGACCCGACTACATCACTTGATGAAGGTGATTTGTTCTACAACACCACTACAGACACATTGAAGGTGTACACTGGTTCTGCGTGGGAACAGGGCGTAACAGCTGGTTCTGGCTTCTTGCCTACAACTGGCGGCGCAATGACAGGCAATGTGTCCTTCGGCGACAACGACAAGGCCATTTTCGGTGCTGGGTCTGACTTGCAGATTTATCACGATGGGTTTAATAGTTACATCAAAGAAAATGGAACTGGTGCTTTAAACATACTTGGACAAGGACAAATAAATTTATTAAATAGTGCAGGTGATGAAACATTAGCACAGTTTGTCACAAATAGCGCAGTAACCCTATACCACAACAACGCCCCCAAACTCGCCACCACCAATGGCGGCGTAAATGTCACAGGTAATATGGTGGCTGATGATGTCTATATTGCTACTTCACTGCGTCACGAAGGGGACAGCGATACTTACCTATACTTCCCTTCAGCAGGCAACACCATTGGCTTGGTCACTGGCGGCTCAGAACGGATGCGCATCGACAGCGTTGGGAATGTGGGAATTGGGACGAGTTCGCCTAGTGTTGCATTGCATGTAAAGGGAGCAAATAACCCTATCATTTCTCAAAGCACTTCAACTGGCGGTGGCCCAAACTCTTTGAAATTTATAGATTCTGCCAGCACAGATTTAGGATATGTAGGCTATGGGGCTGCAAATAAGAGCCTGTATCTTGTTAACTTTAGTGCAGACCCTATCATTTTCTATAACAGTTCAGAGAAAATGCGTATCGACAGCTCTGGCAACGTGGGCATTGGTACTGCAAGTGTGGACGAAAAATTAGATGTTAATGGAAATGTTAAATTTACTGGCACAGGCAGGATAATTAAGTTTGATAAGAACGGTTCTGGTGAAGATAATGCAATTTATTACGACAACTCAACAGCCAGCAACAATTTATTTATTGGTAGGGATTCGTCAAACATAGCCTTTAGAACTGGCGGCTCAGAACGCCTCCGCATCGACAGCGTTGGCAACGTGGGCATCGGGACAAGTAGTCCTTCTGCGCCTATTCATCTTAAAACAAGTGGTTCAGCAGAATTAAGACTTGAGCAAAATGGTGCAGGATACGGCACTATAAAAAGTTCAGACTTTGGCATTTTGTATCTGGATGCTGATGCAGGAAATACCGTAGCTTCTAGTTCTATGCGTTTTCGTGTTGACGGCTCCGAAGCAATGCGTATCAACAGCAGCGGCAACGTGGGCATTGGAACGACTTCGCCTAGCACTGCCCTAGATGTTAACGGCACTGTAACAGCCACAGCTTTTGTTGGTGATGGCTCTGGGCTTTCTAACGTAGGCAACCCTCCAAGCATTCAAGTATTCACATCAAGCGGCACTTGGACAAAGCCATCTGGCTGTAAAACCATCAAGGTTACTGTCGTTGGCGGTGGTGGCGGTGGCGGCGGTGCCACAGGTCAGGATTCTGATTGTAATGTCGCCGCAGGCGGCGGAGGCGGAGGCGGTTGCGCTATTGAGTATATTGATGTTTCTGCCGAAAGTTCTGTTTCTGTTACCGTGGGCGCTGGCGGCGCTGGCGGAACTGGTGGTACAAACGACGGTTCTACAGGTGGCACAAGTAGCTTTGGTGCTTACTGCTCTGCTACTGGCGGCGCTGGCGGCGATGCCTTACAGACAGGCGGTAATGATACCACCTATGGTGGAGATAGCGGAGTTGGTTCAGGCGGAGATATAAACGCAGAAGGTGGAGTAGGCGGAAACAGTGACCTGATTATTAATAACTACACGATAAGTGGTAGTGGTGGAAACTCTTTCTTTGGGGGTGGGGCTAGAGGGGTTACTCGTACTACAAACGGCACTACGGCGGGTAATGCAGGGACTTTAGGTGGCGGCGGATCAGGTGGCGTAGTCAGAAACGCTTCTGGAAGTGCTGCCGCTGGTGGTGCTGGTGGTAATGGTATAGTTGTT